GTTACAAATATTGTAGAAAGATTAATGAAAACTAAATATGGAAACTCGGGAAATAATATCTAAATACGGAAAACCAAATGTAACAGGCGATGGTTATCTTGTAACAATACAACTACCATATCCTATGCGTTTAGCTTGGGATACCGATACATCAATACATAAAATACGCTGCCATAAATTAGTTGCAGATAATTTCCTTAAAGTTTTCAACGAGATACATCGGGTATATGGCTATATGAAAATAAAAGAACTTGGTATAGACTTATTTGGAGGATGCTTTAATTTCAGAAAGATGAGAGGAGGAGATAGCTGGAGCACACATTCTTGGGGGATAGCTATTGATTTAGATCCCGCTAGAAATCAATTAAAGGAGACATCTAAAACAGCAAGATTTGCAAGAGCAGAATATAAACCAATGATAGATATATTCTATAAGCATGGATTTGAAAGTTTAGGCAGAGAAAAGAATTATGATTGGATGCACTTCCAAATAAAACAATAATATGAAAAAATATATATATTTATTTATATCTTTAATGATTATTTCATGCGGAGCACGAAAAGTTAATAAAGATGAAAAAGTGGAAACAGAAACCACTATAGAAACAGTAGTAAGTAAGGACACAGTAAAAGAGGATATTATTGAGACAATAAAATACGATGTTACAACCGAAGAGATTGAAGCTTACCCTATCGACACCACAAAAGAAATGATAGTTAATGGTCAAAAGTTCTTTAACACACGTATATTGATCAAAAAAAAGAAAGATAATACTTTATATGTCAAAGACAAAAAAGCTTCTAAAACAAGCTCTAAACAAGCTAAAAAGATAACTAACAAGCAAGTTGTTTCAAAAACAAAGACTGTAGACAAAGAAGAGGTATCATTTTGGCGTACATACCTAATATTTTACTTATTACTTATACTAACTTTGTACTTGTTGTATAGAAGATTCAAAAGTAAACTGTTTTAACCTAAAAAAAACAAATTGTACGTAATAATACAGTTAATAACTTAATTTAATTAAATAAAATCATGGCAGATGCAATTGTAAAAAACCTTAGCTTTGGAGAAGACGCTCGAAAGAAGGTATTTGAAGGCATTACTAAATTAACAAAAGCAGTAAGTTCTACACTTGGTGCTAGTGGTAAATGCGTAATATTAGAAGATGGAGCAGGTAGACCTGTAATAACAAAAGACGGGGTAACAGTAGCTGATAGTATCATACTATTGGATCCCATTGAAAATATGGGGGCTACTCTTTTAAAAGAAGCCGCTCGCAAAACAGTTAAAGAAGCTGGAGACGGAACCACAACCGCTACAGTATTATCTCACTCGATCTTAACAGAAGCTTATAACAATACAGAGGGAGAGAGTAGTAGAAATATAAAGGAAATGATTGATCAAGCAACTCAAGAGGTTGTAGAATACTTAGAAAGTATTGCAATCCCTGTTTCAGGTGATATTATTGATCATGTTGCTACAATTTCCGCTAACAATGATAAAGAGCTCGGTAAAATAATTGCTGATGCTTTTAGAGCTGCTGGAGACAACGGTGTTGTGATGATGGAATCTTCTGCGTCAAACACCACTGAAATAGAATTGATTGATGGTATTCAATATGACAAAGGATTAGTTAATTCTAACTTTGTGACTAATCCAGCTAAAAAAGCTGCTGAGTTAGAAAACGCATATGTATTGATTATAGAATCACCGGTTGAGAACGTAAGGCAAATACAAAGTATACTTGAATTCGTAATGAAGGAAAGGAAAGCTTTGCTAATTATAGCGGACATGGAACAACCTGTTTTAGCTGTACTGGCAATGAATAAAATAAAAGGTAATATAAAAGTGAACGTTATTAACGCGCCTACTTACGGTATCAATAAAAAGGATACTTTAATGGATTTAGCATTATTAACAGGATCTACTATAATAAATGAAGATCTTGGTGATGATATGGATTTAATCGACCCATCAAATCTTGGTTTCTGTACAAAAGCAATAACGACAGATGCTGAGACAATCATTCAAGTAAATGATCCAAGCGAAGAAGCTTTAGCTTTAATTGATCAAGTAAAAAAGGATATTAGTGATACAAAGAACCCTGGTGAACTTATTCGTTTAGAAAGAAGATTAGCTAGGCTTTCTGGAAAAGTGGCTGTTGTAAAAGTAGGTGCAAATTCAGAAGTCGAATTAAAAGAAAAAGCAGATAGAGTAGAAGACGCGATATGTGCAACTAAAGCGGCTATTAAAGAAGGTATTGTTCCTGGGGGAGGAATTGCATTATTAGATGCCTCGGAAAAATTATTTGCAGCTTCTGCGGGATATAGAATAATGAAGGAAGCAATTAAAGCCCCTTTTAAAACAATATTATCTAATGCCGGAATTATGGATACATCCATGCCAAAAAGAAGCGTTGGAGAAGGTTTAAATATTGTTACAAATAAAAGGGTCAATATGATAGAAGAAGGTATCGTAGATCCTTTGTCTGTCACTAAGAGTGCTTTGAAGAATGCAGTATCAGTAGCTACCACTATACTATCAACCGATTGTGTAATCAATAATCTACGTGTAGGGAATGAAAGCAATAGGTAAATACATAATAATAGATCCAGATAAGATAAAGCACGAAACAACTAGTTCTGGCTTTATTCTTAACGAAAAAAATAAAGAAAGCATAAGGTATAAAGATGCGACCATCATTTCTGTTGGTGAATTGATTGGGGACAAATTGGTCAGTGGTGATAGAGTTAAGTATGACAGACACGCTGGTCACAGTTTAGATGATAAGTATTTAGTTATTAAGTTAGAAGACATTGCCGTCAAACTATGAAAAGATTAGAGGGTAAAGATTTACGGGAAAATCGTATATTGAAACATTATCGTATAATCAGAAGATGGGCATGTAGAAATAACAACCTAACAGATGCTGATTTGGAATTACTTATATACTTTGATTGTTTAGACTTTTTTACCAAACAAGATTATAAAACCGGTACTTACACATATAGTTGGGATAAAACGCGCTGGGACAGATTATTAAAAGAAGGGTGGATTGTAGTATGGAGAGAAAGAAACCATACGACCCAAAAGTATAATATATATAAAGTCTCATTCAGGTGCAAACAACTAATTAGTAAGATATACCGAATAATGCTTGGTGAAGAAGATATACCAACAACAGAGAGGAACAATGTTATAATGAAAGGCAAAACCTATCAGGATACAGTTCTTATATCAGCAATACATAATGTTAACAAAGATAAAATAAGATGAAAAACTATTTAAACGATATACAGCCAAAGATGGTTCCCGATAGTTATACACAGCCTAAGCAAGTTGCTATGAATGACAATTTAATACCAACAACACCAAGGTCAATGTATCAGGACCCAAATATTAAGGACACAGGAGCGCCTGTTGCATTCTCACCTAAAAGTATACCAACTATTAATGGTGTATTTGGAACCGCTATTGATCAAAGCTTTGATAGAGCTATAAACACTACCCAAGGACAAGCAATGTAACTATAAAATAAAGATATTATGAATTTAAAGCACACAGCTGAAGACCCTCACTTATTGAAAGTAGAGCGCCCAAGAGTTTCAGGATTAAACCATTTATGGGATGGCCCATTAGATACTTCTGGGTTTCCTAAAGGGCTTGGCTCAAGTAGCGGCAAGAACGGAATCAAATTAAAAAATGATTGCCCTTGCGATACTTACACATCAGAACCAATTACGCAAAAAGTAAAAAGAAAATAATGACCGTTTCCGATTTGAAATTATATGCTCTGAATTTTCTATCATTCTTAGTTAGTATGACAGCAATAGAACCATTCCTAAAAATAGTTTTGCTTATTGTTTCAATAGGATATACTATAAATAAATGGATACAAATAAAATCACATAAAGATGGCGAATAAAACAGCAGCGTGGACACGAAAAGAGGGTAAGGACCCTAAAGGAGGTTTAAATGCTAAAGGTGTTGCCTCTTATAGAAAAGAAAATCCGGGATCAAAATTACAAACAGCAGTTACAAAAAAACCGTCTGAATTGAAACCAGGAAGTAAAGACGCTAAAAGAAGAAAGTCCTTTTGCGCAAGAATGGGTGGTATGCCAGGACCAATGAAAAAACCAAATGGAGAACCTACCCGTAAGAAGTTAGCTTTGGATAAGTGGAATTGCTAAAAAACTGATTATGGCTTTTAAACTAAAAAGTTCGTACAGCATTGACAATACGCCAATATATGAAAGAGATATGGAGGGTAATGTATTAGGTATGGCTATGAATACAGGTAGTATTGTTATTAATAAAGAAGCTTCCGCTTTAGAGTTAAAAAAGAACAAAACTATATCACACGAGAAGGTACATTTGGACCAAATGCGTAGAGGAGACTTAAATTATACAGATGATTATGTATTTTGGAAAGGTAAAAAATATGCTAGATCCACTATGGATGAGGGCAACAAAAAATTACCTTGGGAAATAGAGGCATATAAAAAGCAATAATATTATGTAATATTATAAATATAACTCTAATCTAATATATTATGAAAAAATTATTTTTAACAACTGTATTATTACTTGTAAGTTTATTTTCTAGCGCTCAGCAAATGAGCAAAGAATATTTAAAAGGCCAGTGGACATCTAATGGTGAAGCTACTGAATTATGGATCAATATAGATTCAGCAGGAGAAATGCTGATTACGGATATATCCTCATACACGGGGGATCCATTAAAAGTTACCGGTGTAGAATTATATAAAAACGAATTCTATATAAAAAGTGTTTTTGAACAAAATGATTTTACAGCAGTAACAAAATTTATAGTTATTGATCAAGATACAATGCTTGCCGATATAGCGAGTGCAGTGCCCGGAACCGTAACATACAAAAGAGTATTAAAACCAAACAATAATTAAACTTTAAGAAATGAATTTTAAAATGAATCCAGGCAGAGGAAACATGCCTAAAACCGGAAGAGGATTGTCTCCAGCATTAATGTGTGGATCACCAATGAAACAAGAAGACCCTAAGAAAAAAGAGGGCCCCAAAACCGAAGCCGTAAAAGCATCTATTGCAAAAAAAGATGTTGAAGGTTATAATGCTGCAGAAGTTTCAAGCGCTGAGAAATTGGCTAATAAAACTCCCGGCACTGGATTTATCCCCGGAACAAATATCAATAAAGCAACAGGCCAAGTGGAGGCTAAAAAGTTTGAAAAAACTTTTGTAGAAGCTAGTAAAGACAATGCGTTTACAGCTAGCATCCGTGATTCAAAAGGTAATGTTGTTAAATCTGTAAAAGCTGAGAGCGTTGCTGGTAAGTATAATCCTACAGGCGGAAAGACGGTACAAAAACTTAGAGATGAGTTTGGTAAAATGAAGTCTGATACAGAAGATTCTAGAATGGCAAATTCAGTATATCAAACAAACAAGGTTAATAAATTAGCCGGAGGTTATAAAAAGTAATAATATGACTACAGAAGATATTGCGGGAAAGCTAGCGTATTTTCATGAGCAAGTACATATGATTCATTGGGAAACCAGAAGCTTTGCTGAACACAAGGCTACTGGTGCCCTTTATGAATTTATACAAGATTTCAAGGACGACGTTGTTGAGAAGCTTATGGGTTATACCGGTAAAAGAATAAAAGGAATGAAAATTGAACAAGTAAAATCAGGAGCAGACTGTATGGGCGTTGTTGATGATATTATGAAGTTTTCTGAAGAACTAATGAAATTTGCAGAAACAAGTAAATATTGGGATATTGCTAATATTGCTCAGACATTGTCAGGGGAAGCTGCTAAAACAAAATACTTATTAACATTATCATAATAAAAATTAAATCTAATTAAATGAAAACAATTAAGAAAGAACAACTAGATAAGATAGTAGGACAACAAAAAGATCTTGGGTCCTTATTAACAAATGTAGGAGTTTTGGAAACACAAAAACACGCTACTCTACACAAGATTGGGGAATTAAACAAGGAGATTGAAGATTTTAAAGCTATTTTAGAATCTGAATATGGGGCTGTTAATATCAACCTTGAAGATGGAACCTATAAAGAAATAGAAAAAGAGTTTACAAATTACGAAGAAGTAAGTGATGTCGCAAGCTTATAACATTCGAAAAATAAGTATTGGGTCAGATTATAAAAATGATGCAATGCACTATTCTATACATCAAGAAGTATATGGGGGTCATAAGATTTCCCATATACTATTTGAAGAAGAAGACGGGTCATATAATATATTTATAAAAAAAGGAGATGAGGTAATGCCGTGGAAGAAATTCAATAACACAATGGCAATAGCTATCGAATATGATTTAGAATATTAATGGATATGCAAAGTATGTATGACTTCATTGTTAAACCTGTTGGAAATAGGTACAATAATAAAGTTAAAGTAGGAGATAGAGAGCTTATAACTAATACATCTGTGGAAACATTTAAGGCCATAAACAATATGGCTGAGGTTGTATCCGTGCCATTACTATATGAAACAGATATAAAAGTTGGAGATAAAGTGATAATACATCACAATGTTTTTCGAAGATTCTATGACATTAGAGGCAAACAAAAAAACAGTAGATCCTATTTTACTGAAGACTTATATTTTGTCGCTCCGGATCAAATATATTTGTATGGAGATAGCCATAAATGGCGGAGTTTTGGAGATCGTTGCTTTGTTAAGCCGATAAAAAATAATGACCAATTTAGCTTAGAAAAAGAAAGAAAGCTTATAGGAATACTAAAAATTGGAAATAGCTCTTTAAATGAGCTTAAAATCAATCCTGGAGACCTTGTTGGATATAAACCATACGGGGAATTTGAATTTATAATAGATGAGGAGCGATTGTATTGTATGAAATCAAATGATATTGTAATAAAATATGAATATAGCGGAGACGAAGTTGAGTATAATCCAAGCTGGGCAAAAAGCAGTTGAGGAACTTATAAAGGTTGCTGAAGAAAAAATAGTTGATAGTGGAGATGATATTTCTGCTGATAGGCTAAAGAATGCTGCTGCAACAAAAAAGCTAGCAATATTTGATGCGTTTGAAATTCTTAATAGAATAGAGGATGAAAGAAGAATGCTAGGTAATGATTCCGACGCAATGACAGCAAGTAAGTCTTTCAAGGGATTTGCGGAAGGGAGGTCTAAATGATTTACGAGTCAACATTAAGTCATATTGTTACGGATCATATAAAAGATTCTACAATAAACAAAATGAACCGAGCCAACAAATGGCATTACGGTTATAATAAAGAACATGATGTTGTTGTCATAAGCAAGACAGGCAAGATAGGTGATATTATTGAAATACAAAACCTTAAGATTGCTTTACCGCTTATTGACAACGCATATAAAAGATCTAATAAGAAAGAGGAACAATACTGGGAGCAATCCGTGTATCCTAAAGAGTTAGATAAAATAAAGAATAGATTTGATTGGGAAAAATACCCAGACACATTTAAAGAGAAATGGTACGACTATATTGACAGTGAATTCAGACGAAGAGAGGAGGGATTTGCTTTTTACAATAATGGCGTACCAACATATATAACAGGATCTCACTATATGTATCTTCAATGGTCAAAGATTGACGTTGGGGCCGCTGATTTTAGAGAGTCAAACAGACTGTTTTTTATATTTTGGGAAGCTTGTAAAGCGGATGACAGATGTTATGGCATGTGTTATTTAAAGAATAGACGTTCAGGATTTTCTTTTATGTCTTCCGCTGAACTAGTTAATCAAGCAACAATAAGCTCAGACGCTAGGTTTGGTATATTATCAAAATCTGGTCCTGATGCAAAGAAGATGTTTACAGATAAGGTGGTGCCTATTTCTATTAATTATCCATTTTTCTTTAAACCAATACAGGATGGTATGGACCGTCCAAAAACAGAGTTGGCCTACAGGGTTCCAGCTTCTAAATTAACAAGAAAAAAATTAGATTCTCAAGAACAGTTAGAAGAGCTTGAAGGGTTAGATACTACGATTGACTGGAAAAATACTGGTGACAATAGTTATGATGGAGAAAAGTTAAAATTACTCGTACATGATGAAAGTGGTAAATGGGAAAAACCTGAAAACATTTTAAATAACTGGAGGGTTACAAAAACGTGTGTTAGACTTGGTAGTCGTATTGTTGGTAAATGTATGATGGGATCTACTTCTAATGCTTTAGACAAAGGAGGGGAAAACTTCAAAAGTTTGTATTATGATTCTGATGTTCTAAAAAGAAATAGAAATGGTCAAACAGCATCTGGTTTATATTCTTTGTTTATACCAATGGAATGGAATTACGAAGGATTTATTGATAAACACGGTATGCCTGTATTTGATACTCCTGCCAAACCTATATTAGGAGCGGATGATAAATGGATTGACTATGGTGTTATTGAGCATTGGCAAAATGAGGTTGATGGTTTAAAGAATAATCAAGATGCTCTGAATGAGTACTATAGACAATTTCCAAGGACTGAGCAGCATGCTTTTAGGGATGAAGCTAAGCAATCGTTATTCAATTTAACAAAGATATACGAACAAATAGATTATAATGAAGACCTAAGAAATACCAATGTTTTAACAAAAGGTAATTTTCAATGGGAGAATGGTGTAGCTGATACAAGCGTAATATTTGTACCAAATAAAGATGGTAGATTTATTATTTCTTGGGTACCACCTAAATATCTCCAAAACCGAGTGATTATAAAAAATGGAATCAAATATCCAGGTAATGAACATTGTGGAGCATTTGGTTGTGATAGTTATGATATATCCGGAACGGTTGACGCAAGTAGAGGTTCTAAAGGCGCATTACACGGCTTGACCAAGTTTTCAATGGAAGATGTACCACCAAATAGATTTTTCTTAGAATATATAGCTAGACCACAAACTGCAGAAATATTTTTCGAAGATGTATTAATGGCATTAGTATTTTACGGTATGCCTATACTAGCTGAAAATAATAAGCCAAGATTACTTTACTATTTAAAAAGAAGAGGTTATAGAGGTTACTCAATGAATCGCCCTGATAGAGTTTGGAATAAACTTAGTCCAGCGGAGAAAGAAATTGGAGGAATACCTTCTGCTTCTCAAGATATATTACAAGCTCACGCTGCCGCAATAGAAAGTTATATTGATCAAAATGTTGGACTATTAGATAATGGGTATGGAGATATGTATTTCCAAAGAACGTTAAATGATTGGTCTAGGTTTAATATAAATAACAGAACAAAACACGATGCTACAATCAGTAGCGGATTGGCTATAATGGCATGCAACAAAAGCGCATATAATCCAGTGTTTTCTGCACCAAAAGAAATTGTACCATTGGGCTTTAAAAAATATAATAACGACGGATTTAGTTCAAAAATAATATAACATAGATGATTTATAGCAATAATAATAGTTCTTTTCCTAGCCAGGTAGTACCGGACTCAGAGAAACAAAGCTACGAATACGGAGCAATGGTTGGCAGAGCTATTGAAAATGAATGGTTTAGAGGCGATAGAGTTACAGGTGGCGCTGATGGCGTTGGAGGAACCGCTGATAGATGGGGTTCAAATTGGCGTAATTTTCACAGATTAAGATTATATGCAAGAGGGGAACAATCTATTCAAAAATATAAAGATGAATTATCTATAAACGGTGATTTATCTTATTTGAATTTAGACTGGAAACCCGTGCCTGTTGTACCTAAGTTTGTTGATATTGTAGTTAATGGTATATCAAGTAAAAATTACGATATAAAAGCATATGCACAAGATCCTGATTCTATAAAGAAGAAAACAAACTATGCTTCTTCAATATTGGAGGATATGATGGCTAAAGATTTATTGAATGAGATTCAAAACAATCTAGGTGCAAATTTGTATAATACTCTTGATCCAGCTAATTTACCAGAAGACAAGGAAGAATTAGAAATTAGATTACAGTTAAGCTATAAACAAGAAGTTGAAATTGCTGAGGAAGAAGTTATTACTCAAATATTAGACAGGAATAAATATCCATTAATAAACAGAAGATTAAATTACGATCTAGTTACATTGGGTATTGCCGCGACAAAATCAAGTTGGAATAAAGCTGAAGGTGTAAGGGTTGAATATGTGGACCCTGCTAACTTAGTTTATTCGTATACAGAAGATCCAAACTTTGAAGACATATATTATGTTGGCGAGGTTAAATCTATTACATTAGAAGAGCTTAAAAAACAATTCCCAAGGTTAAGTAATGAGGAATTAAAAAAGATTGAAAAATTTCCTGGTGATACAAATTACACTAGAAATTATTATGGGCAAGATTATGATACGCAAAATGTTCAAGTATTATACTTTGAGTACAAAACGTATTCAAATCAAGTCTTTAAAATAAAACAAACGGATTTAGGATTGGAGAAGGCATTGGAAAAGAATGATGAATTTAATCCACCGGAAAATGATAACTTTAGTAGAGTATCACGAAGCATAGAGGTTATATATACGGGAGCAAAAGTTCTAGGGCATGAAGAAATGCTAGAATGGAAATTAGCTGAGAATATGACGCGCCCATACGCTGATACAACTAAAGTTCAAATGAATTATGCTATTTGTGCACCAAGAATGTACAAAGGTAGAATTGAATCGCTAGTTAGTAGAATAACAGGATTTGCAGATATGATTCAATTAACACACCTAAAAATACAACAAGTATTAGCTAGGTTAGTTCCTGACGGGGTGTTTGTTGACGTTGACGGTTTATCCGAAGTTGATCTTGGTAATGGAACCAATTATAATCCTGCCGAAGCATTAAATATGTATTTTCAAACAGGTAGTATTGTTGGTAGATCGTTGACACAAGATGGTGATATGAATAGAGCAAAAATACCTATTCAGGAATTACAAACTTCATCTGGAGGCGCTAAAATACAATCATTAATACAAACTTATCAGTATTATTTACAAATGATAAGAGATGTAACCGGATTGAATGAGGCAAGAGATGCGAGTACGCCAGACAGAGACGCTTTAGTTGGTTTACAGAAAATGGCTGCGGCTAATTCTAATACAGCTACACGTCATATATTGCAATCTAGTTTATACTTGACATTACGTATATGTGAAAACATATCAAGAAGAGTTGCGGATTCATTAAACTTCCCATTAACGGCTAATTCGTTAATGCAAAGTATTTCGGTTTCATCAGTTGAAACATTGAGAGAACTGCAAAATTTAAACTTGCATGATTTTGGTATCTACTTGGAGTTAGAACCAGATGATGAAGAAAGAGCTCAATTGGAAAACAATATACAAATAGCTCTTCAATCAGGAGGAATAGATTTAGAGGATGCTATTGATCTAAGACAGATAAAGAATATAAAACTTGCTAATCAATCTTTAAAATATAAGAGAAAGAAGAAACAAGAAAGAGATCAAGCTAACCAACAAGCAAATATACAAGCTCAAGCGCAAGCTAATTCACAATTAGCAAATGAAACAGCTATGGCAGAAGTTCAAAAACAACAAGCTATTACTGAACAAAAAATACAACTTGAGCAAGCTAAGTTACAATTAGAGTTACAGAAAATGCAACAAGAAGCTTTATTGAAAAAGCAACTTATGGCAGAAGAATTCAGTTACAATATGCAACTAGCTCAAATCCAATCTCAACAGTTTAAAACAAAAATAGATTCGTTAGAGGATAGGAAAGATCAGAGAGTAAAAATGCAAGCTACACAACAGTCTGAATTAATTGACCAAAGACAAAATAAAACATTGCCTAAGGATTTTGAATCAGCTGGGTTTGACAATCTCAGTGGGTTTGGATTAGAACAATTCGAGCCAAAATAATAGCATACAATCAATTATATAATATTTTATCATGGAACAAGTAGTAAAACAAGAAGGAGACTTTAAACTTAAAAAAGTTAAAGTACCTACAATAAAAAAACCTTTGTCAAATGAAGTGACGAAGGTTGATTTCTCAACTAAGAAAGAAGAAGAAAATGCCATTCAAGAGTCAGAAACAAATGAGAGCGTGTTACAGCCAGAACAATCCAAATTGGGATTGCAAGAAGTGGAGCAAGGAAACACCAAGCAAGAAGTCATTACCTCTGGTATTGAAGAAAACCAAGAAGTAACTGTAATAACTATCAAACAGGATCCTGAAGAGATCATAGAGCAAAAAGAGATAGTAGAGCAAATACAGAATGAGGTCGTTCAAAAGCAAATTGATTTGCCAGAGAATGTAGAAAAATTGGTTTCATTTATGCAAGAAACTGGAGGGTCAGTTGAGGATTATGTAAGACTAAACACGGATTACTCATCAGTTGCACCGGAAGCATTGTTAAAAGAATACTATAAGAAGACAAAACCGCATCTTGACCAAGATGAGATTGATTTCTTTATGGATGAAACATTTGCGTATGATGAGGATGAGGATGATGAAAGAGAAATAAAAAGAAAAAGAATAGCGTTTAAAGAAGAAGTTGGCAAAGCTAAAGGATTTCTAGAAGACCTTAAAGGTAAATACTATGAAGAAATAAAAGCTAGACCCGTTGTTAATGCGGATCAACAAAAAGCCAGCGATTTTTTTAATCGATACAATAAAGATCAACAAGCAGTAGAGCAAAAGCACAATGCGTTTAGAGACTCCACCAAAAGATTTTTTACCCAAGAATTCGAAGGTTTCGATTTCAAGGCTGGGGACAAAAGTTTCAAATTAAGTCTACCAAATGCAGAAAGTGTTGCCGATAAGCAATCTAATATTACAAACCTACTTAAGAAGTTCTTAAATGATGATGGTGATGTAGTTGATATGAAGGGTTATCATAAAGCTATGTATGCTGCTGAAAACGCTGATACTTTAGCAAGTCATTTTTACGAGCAAGGCAAAGCCGATGCTATAAAGGATATGCTGGCAAAATCTAATAACATTTCAACCGAACCTAGAAAAACTACGAGCGGAGAAATATTTGTTAATGGATTTAAAGTAAAAGCAATAAATGGTGTTGATTCCACCAAATTAAGAATAAAAAGTAAATTTTAACAAAAAAACAAAAAACAAATTATGAGTACAGTTGCTCCTACTTTTGGTTCTATTAAGCCGTCTCAGAAACAGCAAGCTTTAGAAACAAATTATTTAAACTTTACGGATCCAAACAACGCGGATTTCGTATCATTTGCACAACAATATTTACCTGAAATCTACGAAAATGAAGTAGAGCGTTACGGAAACAGAACATTATCTGGATTCTTGCGTATGGTTGGTGCAGAAATGCCAATGAACTCTGATCAGGTTATTTGGTCAGAACAAAATAGATTACACGTTGCTTACACAGGTGTTAACGTTGTTAGTGCTGCAGGTAACACATTATTGATCGAAGCTGATTTAACTCCAGCTGTTCCTACTGATTATGTAGCAAACGTTATTTCTAAAAATCAAACGATTGTTATTATGAACCCTGCTACAGGATTAGAAGTTAAAGCTATTGTTACTCTTTCTGGAGCTAATGATACATCTTCTGATGCTGCAAACGGTGCTTTAACAGTTGCTCCTTATACTGCTGCAACATTAGCTGCTGCTGGATTTACTGATGGAATGGACGACTTAAAAATCTTCGTTTATGGTTCAGAATATCCAAAAGGATCTACTTTAACAGGAGATGATTACACAAGTATTCAACCTTCATTTACTCAATTTTCTAACTCTCCAGTTATTATCCGTAATAAATATGCGGTTAATGGATCTGATACAGCTCAAATTGGATGGGTTAATATTGCTACAGAAGATGGAGCAGATGGTTTCTACTGGTATTTAAAAGCAGAATCTGAAACAAGATTACGTTTTGAAGACTATTTAGAAATGGCTGTTGTTGAGGGTGAATTAGCTACCACTGGATCTGCTGCTGCAGCTGCTGGTAAAAAAGGTACTCAAGGTTTCTTCTCTGCTGTAGAAGATAGAGGTAATGTATTAAATAACTTTACTGCTGCTACAGGATTAGCTGACTTTGATACTATCTTGAAAAACTTAGATACTCAAGGAGCTATTGAAGAAAATATGTTGTTTGTTAACCGTCAATTATCTTTGGATTTTGATGATATGCTAGCTTCTTTATCTTCTGGCGCTGCTGGTGGTGTTGCTTACGGTTTATTTGAAAACTCAGCTGAAATGGCATTGAACTTAGGATTCTCTGGATTTAGAAGAGGTTCTTATGACTTCTACAAAACTGACTGGAAATACTTGAATGACGCATCTACTCGTGGAGCTATGACAGGTGTTGGAAGTTCAATTGAAGGAGTTTTAGTACCAGCTGGTACATCTACAGTTTACGATCAAATCTTAGGAACTAACATCCGTAGACCATTCTTACACGTACGTTATAGAGCTGCACAAGCTGATGACCGTAGAATGAAATCTTGGGTAACTGGTTCTGTTGGAGGTGCTTACACATCTGATTTGGATGCAATGGAGGTACACTTCTTATCTGAAAGATGTTTATGTGTACAAGGAGCTAATAACTTTGTGTTATTTACTGCTTCAGCATAAGACTAAACTAAATGTAAACTTTACCCTCGTTGTACTGACGGGGGTAATTTTTACTCTTTTACATTATTAAAAAATTATTAAATTATATTATATTATGGCAATATCAAAAGCACAAACAAGTGCAAAAGCACCTGTTAGAAAAGAAGTAACTACAAAAGCTGAAGCTCCAGTTAAAACAATCGAAGATTGGATTGTTGAAAACGAGTATGAAGAAAAAGTAGTTGAACAACCAAGAATTGAAACAAAAAAACAAGCAGAAGTTAAGCTTGATTGGGAAGTAAAAGATAGAACTTATTTATTAATTGGCCCACATTCACCATTAACATATACTTTACCCTCAAGACATACTAGTAGATTTCCTCTATTATGGTTTGATAAAGAGACAGGTGACCAAAAAGAACTTAGATATGCAACTAACCAGAATTCTGTATTTGTTGATGAACAAAAAGGAGAAGCTACGTTAGGACATATTATTATAAAAAATGGTAGTTTGTTTGTACCAAAAGAAAAACAAAATTTGCAAAAGTTGCTTTCTTTATATCATCCAGCATTGAATAAAAAATATAAAGAGTTTGATCCTGTTTCTACAGCTACTGACGATTTAGATGACATGGATGTACAATTGGATGCAATGAATGCAGCAAGAGAAATGGATATTGATCAAGCAGAAGCTATATTAAGAGTTGAAATTGGCTCTAAGGTTTCAAAAATGACATCAAAAGAAATTAAGCGTGACTTAATGTTGTTTGCAAGAAAGAATCCATACCTATTTATAGAATTAGCTAATGACGATAACGTACAATTAAGAAACGTAGCAATCAGAGCTGTTGAGATGGGGATAATTAGTTTATCACAGGACCAGAGAACATTCTTCTGGGCATCGAACAATAGAAAGTTGATGACAGTGCCTTTTGATGAAAACCCGTATTCAGCTATGGCCGCGTTCTTTAAAACAGACGAAGGTATCGAAATCTTCAGATCTATAGAGAAAAAATTAGATTAATACGTAATAATAGTAATATAAAAGCGGTGGTGTAATACTGCCGCTTATATATTATAACAAAATAAACAAAATGGCAATAAACGTAGATACAGTTTACAAAACCGTTTTATTAATACTTAATAAAGAACAAAGGGGGTATATGACTCCTGATGAATTTAATAAAACAGCTACACAAGTACAACTTGAAATTTTTGGATCTTATTTTGATGATCTTAATCAACAACTTAGAGTTCCAGATAATGACAGCGAATATGCTGATAGAATTAAAAATCTAGATGAGCAACTCGCGGTGTTTAAAACTGTAGGTGATTGTGAATATGTACAAAACGGATTATGGGATTTGCCTACTTCCTCAGGTTCAACTGTTTATTCAGAGCCCGCTATAACTGCTGTTATTGGCACACAAAACTACAATCTTTCTGTATTAACACAAGCTCAAATCCAAAATGGATTAGTAAAAGTATACTTTGACGGTGTTCTACAGTCTCCTACCCAATACTCTATTAATGGGACTACCTTAATATTAACAGCTATTCCAACAACAACGTTTACAATAACAGTTTTTGTTGTAGCAAATGATTTCTTTAGATTAGGTACGGTAATATACGACAACGAAATTGAAGTACAAAGAATACAAAGAAACAACTTATTATATGTAAATAAGTCTCCATTAACAAAACCAACAACTAAATATCCTTTGTATGTATATGAGGAGGAAAAACTATATGTATACCCAACAACTATAACAACAGGGGTTTCTGTATCGTATGTTAGAAAGCCTAAGGATGTTATATGGAATTTTACAGCAACTGCTCCTTATTATACTTATGTGTATAACCCAAACACATCACAGCAATTTGAATTAATGCCATCTGAGCAAATAAATGTAATAACTAAAATATTACTTTACTCAGGTGTGATAATAAAAGATCCGCAGGTAATCCAGGTTGCAGCATCGCAAATTCAAGCAGAACAAGCAAATTCAAAAAATTAATAGCAAATGGCATTTCCAAATGGCGGTTTGATAACCGAAACTAATAGACAATATTACGCTGGATCCCAAGGATTTCAAGTTGAAAATATAGATGGCCAATCGGCTTTTACATTCACTTTTAATACCGAATTGTATTTAGGTAGTGAGTTTGCCTGGAACCCAGATGATGCAGGTTATGCTCTAAATAACTTTAAATTATATACTAGCCCTAATGGAGTAGACTTTACAGAATACCTATTCCCTTATACTCTAAGCAATAATGTAATCACTTTAGAGAGCCCGCTAGATTTTGGTGAATGTATTGTTGTTCAGTTAAAAACACTAGAGGGCGGTAACTACGGAGACTATGATGCTTATGGAACTACTGTAGAGAATAATTATGGTGGTTATGAATATGTATCATTAGACGACGTTATCAACAACTTTATAGTAGCTTATGTTGGATCCGGTAAATTAATATCTGATGTCAAAAGAACAGACGTATTATTTCACGCTAAAAGAGGATTGCAAGAGTTTAGCTATGATACATTGAAAAGTGTAAAGTCACAAGAATTAACAATTCCACCAAGTCTGAGTATCATATTACCACAAGATTATGTTAACTATGTAAAAGTATGCTGGATAGATAAACAAGGAATTAAACATCCCATTTACCCTACATCATTGACGGTTAATCCATCTGAAGTTCCTTTGCAAGATAATATTGGACAACCAATGCAGAGTAGCTATGATGATAACTTAGAGGGAACATCAATTACGGAAACTAGATTTAATAGCAAGCAGAATGGCGAATTACTAAATCTGTTAAATGGAACATATACACCAGATGGTTCTGGTAACTGGGGATATAATAATGGTTACTATGGTAGACAATATGGTTTAGATCCGCAATATGCAAACTTTAATGGTACATTTACTATTAATAGTGCTCAAGGAAAAATGTCGTTCTCAAGTGACCTAGTTGGTATGCTAATTGTATTAGAATATATATCTGATGGATTAGCTTATGAATTAGACAGCAAAGTACCTAAAATGGCGGAAGAGGCTATGTATGCGCATATATTGCATGCTATAATCTCTACTAGAGCTAATCAGCCAGAATATTTAGTACAAAGATTGAAAAAAGAACGAAGTGCAAAATTAAGAAATGCCAAAATAAGATTATCTAATATTAAGCTTGAGGAATTCACACAGGTTATGAGAGGTAAATCAAAATGGATTAAACACTAAAATTAAATGGCAGAAGTTAAAAATAGTTTTCTAAAGTCTAGAATGAATCAAGACTTAGATGATCGACTTATCCCAAATGGAGAGTATAGATACGCTAGTAACATTTCCGTAGGTAAATCCGAGGCAGATGATATTGGCGCATTGGAAAATGTTTTAGGTAATGAAAAATTACCTTTAACTGTTTATAGTAGTGAGAGTGGTATAGAATGTATTGGTAGTTTTATGGACAATCAAAACAATAGGATATATCAATTTCTAACTGATTATGAAGACACAGGTGATTCAGAACCTACTGACGCTAATTTTATGCAAATAACCGTATACGATTTAGGTTCTACTTTATCTTATAGCGTATTAGTAAGCGGTGTATTTTTAAATTTTGCAAAAAACAAGGAATTCAAAATAACAGGAGTAAATCTTATAGAAGGATTATTGTTCTGGACTGATAATAGAAACCAGCCACGAAAAATCAATATTCAAAGAGCATTAGATAATCCAAATTATTATACAAACGAAACTCAAATATCTGTAGCTAAGTATTCGCCAGTTGACCCTATATCTTTATACAGAAAAATAGAAGGGACAGTTGATACAGTTACTTCTACTACTGAAATAGTTTTAGCTGACGCAACCGGAATTACGGCAGGCATGACAGTTGTCTCAAATACAATAGCCGGATCAGAATACATACTAGTTACAAGTGTTGATGTAAACACGGTTTACTTATACAGCGCTCCTTCAACCGCAATTATAGCTGGTGATGTTTTAACATTCTTGGGTTCAACCATGAGTGATAAGTCAAATGACGTTAACTGGCCGGGTGATCCAAACTTTCTAGAAGATAAGTATGTAAGATTTAGCTATCGATTTAGACACGACGATAACGAGCACTCATTAATGGCACCGTTTACACAGATTGCATATATACCTAAACAAAAAGGTTTTTTTATTGACGGCAATGAAACGGATGCTTATAGAAGCACAATCATTAATTGGTTTGAGAATAACATTAATAACATCGAGTTATTAATACCTTTACCAGATAGTGCAAATAATATAGCTAATTCTTACAAAATAACAGAATTAGACGTATTGTATAAAGAGTCAGACTCTACAGCTGTAAAGGTATTAGAAACGATCCCGGTGCAATCTATAGCGGCTAAGTCTGGTGTATCAAATGTATTTATACAACCATACCAATCACAAAAACCATATAAGACTCTTTCAGAAGATCAAACTGTACGAGTATATGATAGAGTGCCAGTTAGAGCAAAAGCTCAAGAGACCGCTGGCAATAGAATAATTTACGGTAACTACTTTGATAAGTATACTCCACCGTCAACAATAAATTATAATACAACAATACAACCAAAGTCTGATATAAATACAAATTTTATTGAGTATCCAAATCATACGCTAAAACAAAATAGAAATTACCAAGTAGGTTTTGTATTGTCCGATAAATTTGGAAGACAATCTCCTGTTATATTATCTACTGTTGATGATTTAACTGTAACTTCCGGAGACACAAGCTTCGGCGGTTCAACTGTATATTCAAAATACGATATATATGAAGAGACCGCTAGAAGTTGGTTTGGTAATGCCTTAATCCTAATAGTGAACAGCCCAATCACTTCCGAAAAAGATTTATCAGCTGGTACACCGGGATTATATGCAACCCCCACTAATAGTTTAGGTTTTGTAATATCAGAAGGATATATAAGCGGGAACGAATACACATTCACAATTGATGAGGATTATATAGGCACTGACTTTAAACCAGAAGTTGGTGATTGGATGAGAGGATCGCTGACAGACTATGTTGAAGTAACTGATGTACAACCTGGAGGATTCTTAGGGCAATGGATTGTTACCACTACAGGTCCAGTGAATTCTATATATGAATATCAAGACTTAGGCGTTGGTGTTCCTGATACAAAATTTGCTTATACAATAAATCCGATTGGATGGTATTCTTACAAAGTGGTTGTTAGACAACAACAACAAGATTATTATAATGTATACCTACCAGGTATGCTTAACGGATACCCTGTTGCGCAAACTTACGGATCACAAGTTTCCTATTCAGGTGGGGTCGCTTCGTTGGAAAACGGAATAAATACCACTAGTTTTCCAGTAGGAGAAACAAATAAAACGGCTCACGTTGTTTTAATAAACGACAATATAAATAAAGTGCCTAGAGATTTATCTGAAGTAGGGCCTGATCAAAAGCAATATAGAAGCAGCGTGCAGTTGTATGGTCGAGTAGAGAATGTAGCCGATACAAGTGTTACTATAACCGGGGATACGCCTAGTTTTAGTTCTACAACCACTACAATAACTTATGATACTACCACTAATCCTGACTATGCCCTTGTAAAACCCGGAGACGGAATCCAATGTGCAGAAGCCACTACTACACTATGGTATGCAAATACGGTTGTTGTATCAAATGAAGTTGTTGGAACAGTTGGAACAATAACCTTTGAGCCGGCTAATCCAGTATTAGGATCAACGCCTGGTCCTGCTTATGTAACATTTCCAATAACTAGGGCAGAAAATAAACAATATTATCCGACTAGAAAGGCTGACACAGTTACATCAATAGCATCGGCTAATGAGTTCAATTTTTTAAGCAATACGGTTGACAATATAAGAGGAACATCGGGGCTTAATTTTTATCAATTACAGAATAAACCTTTAATAGGCAGAATATCAACAGTAGATAGAATAGGTACGGTAGCAGAAGATATGATACCTTTCTTAAGTATATATGAAACGGCCGCGGATGAATCTTTATTAGATTTATTTTGGGAGACTTCAACTACTGGTCTTATATCTGATTTGAATGCGGATGTTAGTACAGGATATGACGGTCCTATTGGGTTTACAACAATAAATTACAATCATAGTGAATCATTACCTGGTGTTTCTTTTATAACAGATGAATTTCAACCAAAGAATTCTTCTGGTATACCTCTTGGTAGTACAATTATGAATATAGCCTCTATTATAGATGGCACAGGAGCAAATAGAACAGCCGATTTTGAATTATTCAAGATAGGAGAGGGAACAGTTGCGGCAAGCTATAGAATAAAAACAGCAAATACATTTGTTTTTAATCATAACGCACCCCTTAAAGAGAGTTATACATTCACTTTCAATGTTACATTGGTGGATTATGTGGATCCTTCTAACAACATAAGCACCCAATTATCATTTACTGGTAGACTAAAAAACGATACGCCAATTATTGATGACTCGGTTACTAGCTTTAATATAACTCAAACAGCTACTACAATAAATGCTTTCATTGGAGCGAACGGAAGTTATAGTTCAGCTACCACGGGATTACAATGGCTTATTACTAGTGGTGATACCGATTATTTTGGTATTGATACATTCACAGGTGTATTAAGTTTATTAACCAACACGGTGCCTATAGGATCTTACGATCTACAAATAAAGTTAACTGATGCTGTCGACTCAACCACTAATCCTCCGTATGGTAGTTTATTAGTAAATGCAGATCCTAATTACGCTAGTAAATACACTACGCTTAATATAACAGTTAACGTTGGTAGCGAACCTGTTCCATATTTTTTAAGACAAAACCTTGCCGAGTTAAACATATTTAATTCGGATGGTATATCAAATATAGAATCACCTACCCCTTATCCATATAAATATGGGATTGCTTATGTTGGTAATAAGGATATAACCCTTGATTCAAATGGGCAGAATACTAATTTGCCAACAGCTCCTGATTCATTAGGTAAATACCAATCAGCAGTAAATATGGAAATTGCAAATGGATTACAATTAGATCCACCTATATCTGTGATACCTGTAGGGCTTACTCAAGGAACGTTACGATGGAATGTCAGTGTTCGTGTTAACAAACCTGATAATACACCTCCTCCGAATTATACATCAAGAGCAGATTGTGGAATTATAGTTTATTATAGAGATCAAACTACCCCAGGCGGAGCTTGGACAATTGTAGAGGATGATAACAATGCTGGTTTTACAACAACCTGGGATGAGGATATTACCGGGGTAAGAGCCACTAATTCAACAGAACCTACTCAAATAAGAACTACTACGTTTACTACCACTAATCCAGATATAGATATTTCTGGGGAGTGGGCAATAGCTGTTCGTTTGTACGATTATGGAAACCCAAGTGTTTATCCAATAAATACAGCAACTGTTACCTGTGAGGACGCTAATTTTTCATATAATCCATTAGATTATACAACGCCGATTACTACTCCATACACTTATTATACCGGATTAGAATATTACAATTCTACATCAGGCGTAACATATCCTACTGGAGTACCTTATGAAACACAAGACGCAGAAAGAGGCATGAGTTATGATGCACCTGCTAATATAGTTTCTACGGCAACATTAATTAGCGGTACCACTTGGAATGTTGTATTACAAACGGCTAACCAGCAATTAGCTAGCGGGATGTTAATTAGTGTTCCATTAGGCGGTGGAGAGTTGCAGCAAGTAATAAGTTCTACTGAGATAATAGTAGACTTAAATATTGGAGCATCAATATCAGCTGGAGACACTATTAATATATCAGATGGAGGTAATACTGAGCATGGTGTTGTTTACTCAATATCATCTGAGGGAACCGGAGTAAGACAATTTTATGTAGACTCTGCTCTAACCGAAGTATGGATACCGCCTGTAGCAAATAGATTTTATAATTTCTGGGCTGGGCTTATTAAAGACTACAACGACGGAGATAGTGTTACAAATCATCCTTTCTTCTGCGCTAAGTTTGATGAGAATGGAAGTGTTGTTGAACAAATTACACCTGCCTTTGATGTACAAACGTATGCAAATGGAGCAAACTCTGGAAGAAACTTGTATGGATACGTCGGAGCAGCACCAGTATAAAATTAGACCACTAATACATAAAAATAATAAAAAACAAGTGATTATAGAAGTATGGCAGCAATATTAGAAGTAAAATATTTTAACTCTTTCTGGTTAAAGAAGATGGATACAATTGTTGAGGTAGAAAACACAACAGGCATCTTAGATGGAGCTGTCAGTACTGCAACAATAAATTTAACTGAAAATAACTTAAATATAGGAGTAGGGCAAACGGTTTCTTGGATAGGAGCCGTTGAGCCTTATCCGGTAGTTTATAAGAAAATAAGTGATTTATCATTTGAATTAAGTGAAGCGGTTTCAATACCAGATGCAACAGAATTAACATTTGGACCAATAACGGATTTCACTTATATACCTACCGCTTATGGGGAATCAGCATCGGATTGGTATGTTGAAGAAACAAGAATAAGAGGTGGTTATAATAATACTAATGTAGATTTAGGCGTTAAAGCTTATATAGTTGAAGATGATATTAATCAACAACATTTACAAAGTGGGCTTATATACTCGGGTATATTTAATTCAAGAACTGGTATTAACAAAACAAATGAGTTTTCAACTGGTGAAGAAATAACTAGAAGTGTTGATCCTTACAATGGATCTATACAGAAGCTGTTTTCAGAAGATACAAATTTAACTATATTCCAGGAATTTAAAGTCAGTCGAGCATTAATAGATAAAGACGCCATATATTCTGCAGACGGACAGCCAATGACAACCTCAGGAGCGCAAGTAATAGGCCAGATTCAATCGTACGCTGGTAACTATGGTATTGCTACTAATCCTGAAAGTTTTGCCGTGTATGGCTATCGAAAATACTTTGTGGATAGAAATAGAAATGTTGTATTAAGGCTTTCTCAAGACGGAATAAGTGAAATATCTGAATACGGAATGGGCGATTTCTTTAGAGACAGTTTATCCGAAGCAGGAAATGATGGTCTTATACTTGGTATGTGGGACATGCATAATAAGGAATATGTTGTTTCTATACAGCAAACTAATGGTACATATAATACTTTAGCGTTTGACGAAGATGTATCTGGATGGACAAGTTTCTTCTCTTTTAAACCTAATTGGGGTGATAGTCTTAGAAATAATTTTTACACATTTAAAGACGGTAATATATACGTTCACTATTCAACTAATGTTAATTACTCAAACTTCTACGGTGTAGATAATCCTTCAGAGGTGAAGGTTGTGTTCAATCCAGAAGTATCAACAATAAAAACATTCAAAACACTTAATTATGAGGGTAGACTAGGATGGGAAGCGGTTTCGTTTTATACTGACACAGACTTGTCATCACCTATAGCTCCTTCAGTTAATTTATATACATTAGCGGATGTAGAGCAGCAATTGTTCACAAATACATTCAAGAAAAAGGAAAATAAATTCTTTGCTAATTTAATAAATATAACTCCGTCGTCTAGTGAAGAAGTAGTTTGGGGTAATTCAATGACTGGTGTTAAAGGGGCTTATGCTACGGTAATTATGAGCTACTCGAATACAGTTAGCCCTGGACGAAAAGCTGAGTTATTTGCAGTATCATCCGAATACATGGATTCATCATATTAAAATACAATTAAATGAAAAACAAAGTTAGTACTATTAGCGAAAGAAGTTTAGCGGTACAAGACTATATTGCTAAGGTTGAAAACTTAGAACAGTCTATGCTGAATTTAGAAGGGGAGAATATTGCAAAAGGCAATACAGATTTATTTCCTCTAAAACATTCATTCTCTCATGGCGTTTACATAAGAGAAATGTTTATGCAAGCAGATAGTGTTGTTATTGGAAAACTGCACAAATTCTCGCATACATGGTTTTTGCTACAAGGAAAACTATTCATATCCACAGAAGAAGGGGTTAACCATTATGTTGCCCCTTGTTATGTGAATGCTCCGGCTGGAACAAAAAGAATTATATATGCGGCTGAAGATTCTATATTTGTGAATGTACATCCTAATCCCGACAATATAACGGACATAGATGAACTAGAGGATAGACTAGCATGTGTATCTTATAAACAATACGAGCAATTTAAACAATTAAAATAATAATATATGAGTATGGTAGTCGTCGGTGCTATTGGAGCTGGAAGTTCCCTTATCACCGGATTAATAGGAATGGGTAGCGCCAAAAAAAGACAAAGAGCCGCTGCTGAAGAAAAAGCCAGACTTAACGCTGAGTTAAATAGATTAGAAAATAGCCGACAAGCTATTATAAATCCATACGCAGACGTTAAAGATATGAGTGGTCTTATAAAAGATACATCTGGTAATTTGTCAAATGCTTATGCTAATTTAGGGGTAGCCACAAACGCGGCTAAATTTGAAGCAGAACAAATAGATGTATCGCTAGCTAACACATTGGATACCCTTAGAGAAACCGGAGCTGGAGCAGGAGGAGCAACGGCATTAGCTCAAGCAGCATTAAAAGCTAAGCAAGGAATCTCATCAAATATTGAACAACAAGAAGCTCAAAATGAAAAGTTAAAAGCTCAAGGAGAAATTCAATTGCAAGAAGCAAAAATGGCTGAGCAACAAAGAATTCAGACTGCTCAATTATCCGAAGCGCAACGTGTACAAACAGCAGAAGCTCAAGGAAAGTCATTTATGTTTAATGCACGAGAAGATCGCGAAACAGCTAAGTTAGATAGAACAGCAGGTTTAGCAACAAATGCGGCAGCTTCAGAAGCTCAAGCAGCGTCAGACTTCACTGGAGCATTAACAGGAGCAATCGGAGGTATAACATCAAGCATAGCTAGTATCGCTAGCGCAAAAAAAGATTAATAAATGGGAGCATATTCAAATCCACAAGCGGTTATAGACAACCAATCAGGACAATATATAAGAGAATTACAAAAGAATATAGTTGGTACTGTAGAAAGCCTAGGCGCTTCTTATGCAGCTAAGGTAGAAAAACGTAATGCTGAATTCAAGGCTACTCAAATGAAAGTAGGTGAAGAAGAAAGCGCAATGTACCGCAATTTAGCATCTGTACAACAAACTAATCCAACAGTTAACTTTGAGGAGTTGTATAGACCTATGATAAAAGAGTATGCTACTCTTAGAACAAGTATATTAAATGGTACAAGTCAAGATCCGTCCGCGGACAGAATGAAGGCCGATAAGATATTTGCTAGCGTTAGTACTATAAAGAATTCATTAGTTGATTTGAGTGCGGAAGGATTTGTTGAAAAATACGATAAAGCCGGGGGAGCTAATGGATATGCAATAGGTGAGAATGATCAAAAAGTAATGGATAGTATGCTAATATTCCATGGTAAGTTGCCTGGTGTTAAAAAAGGTAGATTTGTTGATAACGATCCAACCAATTTTGTTTGGGATGTGTATGATAAGGATGGTCAATTAATTCAAACATTGTCAGCTGAGCAGTTAAAGAATACCTCACAAGGTAAAGGTTTACTAAAAGTTATACCTGATGGCGAAAAAGCAATCACTAATATAAAGGATACAGCTACAAACATATTTGAAACTAAAGATGGTATTGCAACCGGTAAAATAAAACCTGAGTTTTTAGATCCTACCCCATTCGATAAAGAATTGCCAGGTAAAAAGACAATAGTACAAGGGGGCGTTGAATACGAACAAAAATCATATATGCCAAGCGCTAAGGTGGACATTGAAAAAATGAAAGCGGATTTAAACCTAAATACTCTATTAGACGCTAAGTCGGAAGGATTTATTAAAGCGAGCGCAAGTGGTATTGATGCAGTATTATTTAACAATACGTACTTTAAGAACATGCCTGGTTTTCAACTCTTAGATGCGGATGAGCCATTATCTCCTGAAGCAGCTGCTAAATTTAAAGAAAACTTTAAAACATTTTATTTTGATAGTTTGCCAAAGGATCAACCGTTAGAAGGAGCGGAAAAATCGCAGATAATTGAGAAACCTGCGCCTAAGCAAGCAACTACAAAGCCTAAATTAACAACAAAACCTAAAAAAGAGCCTAGCACTGTTGAAAAGTCTGATGAAAGAATAGATAGAGTCTTAGGTAACAATGTTACAGGAGAAGCAATCGGCCCATCAGGGAACAGGTTTAAGAAAAGCAAAAACGGAAGTTGGTATAAGGTAGATGAGGATGAAAATCAGATAAGTGAACCTTTGACTAGAGAACAAGTTGCCTCTAAGTTAGGCTACAAGCCTCTATTAAAAAACAAACAATAAAGAAAAAATATTATACTCATGGCTAATTATTTGAATAAAGAAGGAATATTATATACTCAAGAAGAAATAGAATCAGCAGCGCAGGAGAACGGCGTTGATATTGATACTATTATAGCAGACAATGAATTGACTCTTGGGGAAGATGAAAATAACACAGAATTGCCGGGAAAGAAAAAGCGTGTAACTGCAAAGAAGCCAACTGTTACACAATCAAAGCTGAAAACAAAATCGGCTTCACCTACAAAAACTACTTCTTCGGACTCAAATGGTAAAGTATACCCTTGGCAGTCTAAAGATGTAGCTGTAAATCCATCTTCTACAGATAAGTTTAAAAAACAAGCGGCGAAAGAAAAAGGCCAAGGCGTTCCTACGGTAAAGAATATAAATAAAAGTAATAAAACTACTGAAAACTTTATAGCAAATAATCCTTTTGATTTACAAAACGGATCTTTAATGACCGGGGAAGCTGGTACGAGAGATTTTTTAAATTTATTACCAGAAGAAGAGGAGAAAAAGTTTAAAGAAGCACAAGCCGCTGCTGACAGAAATGCTTTAAATAGAAGCGAGAAAGAAGCTATATCTTTTATAAATTCTAAAGTAAATGTTAAAGAAGCTCAAGATCAGCTTGATAGTGAGATAAACGACTCTGAATTTTCAGATTACTTAAGAGAAGGAGCAAAATCTTGGTATAATGAAGCAATTGGTGGTCCGATTAGTATGGTTGGCCAATCTTTAGGGGCTAATATAGATTTGACTATATCCCCTAAAAAACCATTAGCTGAAGAGAAGAAGCAAGCTATTTCAGAATTATCTAAAAATAGAAAAGCAGGCACAAAGATAACTAATCAGGAAATTGACAATCGAGCTAAGGAAATATTCTTAGAGAATAAAATAGTAGATCAAAAAGGAAAAGCAGCCGAGGAATATTTTGATAATCTGGATGACCCTAAGCTTCAAGAGAAGTTAAAAATAAAAGCTATAGGTGATAAACTAAACTCTTCATCTGTAGCGAAACAAAGAACATTACTTGCTAAAACATTAAACACTCAACTTGATGATTTCTCAACTTATGCTTCATCTTTCAAATCAAGATATGATTTAGGAGAAGTAACTAATGAAGAAATAGCAGAATACAAGAGTAAAGCAGCTGATGCTACAGATGCTTATAAGCAGTTAAACTACATATATAATGATTTCCCTTCTGTGCTTGATAAGCTAGATTCTGATACAGCTAAATTAGATTACTTTAAATATAATTACGACGATGTTGAAGGCAATCTAATGAGACTTTATGGCACAACTGAAAAAATAGTTGGTGGTACAGCTAAATTCGCTGGTGAGCTAGTAAGCTATTTCGAGGAGGGAGCTACCGATACAAAATTAGGTGAATTAATAAGCGCTACTGGAGGAGATATTTTATCTGATTCAGAGAAAAGAGCGAAAGAATATAAGAATATATCATTTGACAGTGTTAATAGTTTCTCAGACTTTGGTAAATATGCGGGAATATTATTTTCTGAGCAAGTACCTATTTATGCTTCTATGTTTTTTGGAGGTGAAGCTGGCGCGTATGGTGTAGCTGCCAGTTCTGGTGGACAGAAGATACAAGAAATGGAGGATGAAATTGGCGCTAACTATGATAGAGGTACAAAATTATTAACGGCTTTTGCTTTTGCTGCTGCTGAATTTATACCTGAAAAAATTGGTACACTTAGAATGTTCGAGAACATGAAGGGCACTATGATGGCTGTAAACCAGGAGTCTCGCCAATTATTTAAGCAGAATTTTATAGACGCATCGTTAAAATATGTAGGCAAAACCGGAGCAGAATCATTTATTGAAGGTAGTACTGAGACATTAACCGAGTTTCTTGATTTTACTATTGACGAACAATTTCTTGGTAAAAAAATATCATCTGAAGAAAAGGTTAAGAGAACTAAGAATGCTTTTGTAGGTGGCGCTATAATGGCGGGCGGCATGCAAGGGCTTGGAGGCGCTTCAACATTAGTGGCAAAAGAATTAAAAAACTATGCCACTAATAATGAATTAGCCGCTAGTAAAAAAATAATGGACCGTATAGACTTTTTGCAAAATGAAATTCAAAGCAATATGAGTCTTACGTCAAAAGAAACATCACAGATAAATTCAGAGATAAACAAATTAACCGATGATTCTATAAGCATAATAGAAAACTCAAAAGATCGTGTTTACGATATGACCAGTAAGGATATGGTTGCTGTACTAGATATAAATAGAAAACAGCAAGATATTAAACAGTCCTATGCGGAATTGATTGAATCTAACTTTTCTGACGTAATAAAACAAGAGAAAGCTAGCGAGCTTAAGGATGAGTTTAACAAACTTGAGCGTGATCGTAACTTTTTATTAACAGGTAAATACGCGGCAGCTAATAGAATAATAGGCAATGGGATTGCTATTGATAGTAGTATCGAAAACATTAGAAAATTAGCTAATAGTTTAGGTGAGAAAGAAGTTGCTAATAAAATTGGGGGACAAAGCGGTGTGGCTGTATTTGAAGATCAATCTGAATTAAAGCAAGCTTACAAGCAATGGTTAGTAACTGAGAACAAATCTGTCGCTGATGAGACAAACAAATTAACATCAGAAGAAATTGATAATAAAGTTGAGGAAGCTGGTAATTCTGATGGATTTATATTACCAAATGGTCAACTTGTTATAAATAAAACTATAGCAGCTCAAACAGGAGCTATAAACGTAGCAAATCATGAGTTCCTACATAAAGTGCTTAGAAGTGCATTTTCTAATCCCGTAGAGCTTAAAAAGACTGTTGATTCATTCATATCTACTTTAAGTGAAAAAGAAAAATCAATAGTACAAAAAAGAATAGATGATAACTATAGATATACCATTGATGAAAGTGGAAATAAAGTAGAGAATAATTTCAACGATTATGCAGAAGAATACTTTACGGCTTTTATTGATGCTATTGCTAAAGGAGATATTAAATGGGATAGCAACCTTAAAGAAAGTTTAATAAGAATTGCTAATCCTATAGTAAAACTATTACAAAGATTAGGTTTTACAAATATTAAGTTTAATGAAGGTAGAGACTTCTACAATTTCTTAAAAGATTATCAAACAAATATTAGCAAGGGTAGAATAACAACCAGAGCAAATAGTTTGTTAAAAGGAGAACCCGTAAATAAAGTAACTGCATTCTCAAAGTCTATTGAAGAAAAAATGGATATTCTTGACGAGCAACTTAGTTCAGGTGAAATAGACATTGATCAATATGAGGCAAAAATGACCGCTCTAGAAAAAGAGGAAAGTCAATTGAAAAGAGCTGAATACGAGCAAAAGAAAGAAGAATCTAAAGTTGAAGTTAAAGCCGAAGCGGTTCGTCCTAAAAAAGAAAAGACAGAACTAAGTGATATAGCAGCTAAAGCTAAAGCTAAGTTGGATGCAATAGGTAATGATACAAAAGGGTTTAATTCTAGCAATCCAGCTATCTATGCTGAACTTGACAAGATGGTTAAAGCTAAGTCAAGAAACTGGAGAACCTCTAATGGAACTGTAATTGATTTTACTAATAAAGATAAAGGCGGACTTGATGGTTTTGACCTAGACGAAATGGCAAGTTACGTTAGAACTTCAATGATACCTTATATAGCTAAATTTGATCCGGCTAAGAACAATAGTTTATATGGATATATAAATGCTCAATATGCAAATAGAATGCGTGCTGCGTTAAAAAGTGGTGAGGTAGCTAATGTTGTTTTCACGGAAGACGTTTCTGAAATGAAGGGATTGTCAAACGAGGAAGTTGAAATCACAAAACCATCACTACCTGAAAGAAAACGTTTTCAAAATATATTAGAATCTGGTGTATTTAGCCCTGATGTTATTGATAATATTTCCGCTAAGGTTCTGCCGATTGTAAGAACATTGAAATCAAAAATTAATGAAAAAATATCTATAAATAAAACTACAGCCCCTATTATCGCAGAGATAAAAGATGAGATGGGTAAACAAGCAGATATTGACATTAAAAAAGCAATGGGTGGTAAGGAAAACCAAGAATTGCAAAACTGGTTAATTACCAATAAGAAAACTATTCTAGAGAATATGACCACTACTTGGCTAATGGGTAAGGACGGAAAAGGCGGAATGCCATTTGCTATTCAAAAAAGAATTGGTGGAAGATGGGTTAATTTTCCGGAATGGGTTGGCAAAAAAATTGACAGAGAATCAGTTTCAACAGACCTAGCTGGAAGAACAGCGGGACACGAGATGGTAAGAAGATTACCGGATGTAGATAAGAATGTATCCACTGAGGAATTTTTATCATCGATAATCGATTTAAAAGACGGTAGTCCAATAAGAGGTAGAAAAGAAGCTTTAGCTAAGGCTCTTGCTGAAGAAATATCTTTTGATTTAATTTCAGATGATATTTCAAATGATGGACCAATAGCTAGCGCTTTACAGAAAAATCAAGAATTATTAGGCGCAGTAACAGAAAGAATACTTGCCGAGGAATTTAATAGATTGTCGGAAAGAGGTAATGTTAAATTCTCAATATCTCAAAAACAAATTGACGACGCTATCAATTACTTAGTGAATGAAGCGGGAGGCAGTATATATATCGCTAGAAGAAGCGGAGCAAATGCTTTTAATGATCTATATGAGATTGTTAAAGCTGGAGGAGAAGAAACCGCATTGAATGATATATTAGATAGATACCAAGATGTTTTAGAGAAAATAGCATATAATAAGCACGAAACTAATATGACTATTTTGCTTAAGACCATTTTAGGTAATGAGTTCAGCGGTAAGAAATTAGGTGGTAATAACAACAATGTAGCTGACTTTATCATAACAAAAGGCAAGGTTGCTGACAAAAATAATCCAGCAATAGCTAATGTTGAATTAAAGAAAAACGCTTTTGCTAGAATTACATCTGGAACTATTAATTCAATTTCCAGCAAAGATCTTACAGCAACTTCTAAAGATTCTTTTGACAAAATATCAAAAGCTTATAATGATTTCTTAAAAGGAGAAACATTTTCCGCTATTAGAAAACTTACAGAAGGTCAAACAAAAACAGGAAACTTTAGAGTTCCTGCGGAAAACAAAATAGCCATTACTAATATTTTAAAAGGAAAAAGAGTTGTTTTTGTGGAGCCTATTCCTTTAGATATAATAAATGATATAAACTTATCTAAAAAATATTCAAATGACTTGCTGGTGCTTGGTACAACTGTAAGTGATTATTTTGGTGCTGGGTTTAAAGATAAGTACGGAATAGAGGAGGATAATATAGTGGTTCCTCAAATAGAAATGAAACTTGTTAAAAATGGTGAAAATTATATTTTATACCCAAGAGTTTACTTCTATTTAGATAAAGCTACGGCTGTTAAAATGACAAAGACCATAATAGAAGGCAACAACTTGTCTGAAATATCAAAAATGGCGGGAATTGTAATAGATAACAAAGCGGTTTTAGCTAATGCAAAATCTCAATTTAACAACTTAAATTCTCTTAGTAAGCCGGTAGAAAATATAGATATAATATCTGATTATATTAGCAAAAATAATGCAAAAAGAATTGATGCTGAAACTTCATTTGATATATTAAATGACACTCTTAAGGATATTGAGAACTATTGGGGTATATTACCTAACGAAGTGATTGCTTCTATGGAACGAACTGTTGATTACGCATTTGACGTGATTGAAGATCGTGAGAATGATGGCGGTCCACTAATGGCAGCTGTAAACGATGCTCTTAACGTCGAAACTCTTAAGAATACGGAAAAGCAACTTAATACGTTCATAGATAAGAACTATAAGAACCCAGAAGGAACTGATACCGCTAAATTTAGTAAGTCATCTGGTAATTATACAACCGTTTATGCAGGTGCACCAAAGGGGAAAGATTTAAAAGTTATTGGTCGAAAGGGAGTAAACTTTTTTGCAACCGATTTAAGAGAAGCTAAGGAATATGCCCGTATGAATGATGGGGATGTTCAGGATTTTGTCATAAGTAATAATGATATAGTCGACGAAGAAATAGCTATTGCGAAAATGAAAGAATTAGGATTTAATCCCGCAGACAGTGACTTTACTATAGATGAATCATCATTTTACGAACTAATAGACCCAAGGTTTGAAAATTCTTTGGACACTAAAGATATAACCAAGCTATTTGACAATCTTAGGGAAAACGGCATTAAAGCTATAAGATATAGTGATGGAGCACAAGTATCAGGCAATACAACAAATAGTATTGCTGTGATTGACCCGTCTGTTTTATTAAATAAGAAAAACACTAAATTTAGCAAGTCGTTAAGCTATGATTTTAATGATATGCTAGAGCGTAATACAGGAGTAGCTTCTTATGAAAAAGTGTCAGACATTGTAGCTAAAAGAACCGGTGTAAAAGCAAATAAGCTTTCGTTCTTTATACCGCCATCCGCGGAAGACTTTAGAGGATTAACAACATATATGTTCTCAGGTAAAGGTAAAGAAGGAGAAGCTGATCAACAATTTTTTGATGAGAATTTAGTTGTACCATATGTAAAAGGTATAAACACTTTGGATTCTGTTAGACAATCAATTAAGAAAGAATACAAAAAGTTATTAAATGACTTCCCTACTGTAAAAAACAAATTAGAAAAGCTAACGCCAGATAAGCAGTTTACATATGATCAAGCGGTTAGGGTATACTTATGGAATAAATCAAATATTGAGATACCAGGTATTGATAGAAAAACTAAAAATAAATTAGTTTACTTTGTTAAAACAGATAGTGATCTATTAAAATTTGCGGAGTCATTATCATTAGCAGCAAGACAGAATGGTAAATGGATGGATCCATCAACAACTTGGGATAGTGAAACTATAATATCAGATCTGCATAATATTACCGAGGGTTCAGGAAGAAAAGCTTGGCTATCAGAGTTTATTGAAAATGCAGATAGTATATTCTCTCCGGAAAATCTTAATAAGGTACAGTCAATATACGGTACAAATGTTAGAATTGCTTTAGAGGATTCTTTGTATAGAATGAAAAATGGCAAAAGTAGACCGGAAGGAACAGATAATCTTACTAATAAATGGATGAACTGGATTAATGGTTCTACTGCAGCGATAATGTTTTTCAATACAAGATCAGCATTGTTACAAACAATATCAGCTATTAACTATTTGAATTGGACTGATAATAATGTATGGACATCTGCAAAAGCATTTGCCAATCAGAAACAGTACTGGAGTGACTTCGCTATGATTATCAATTCAGATAAGATGAAGGAAAGAAGATCTGGATTAAAAGCGGATGTAACGCAAGCAGAGATTGCTAATGCAGCTAATAGTACAAAGAGTAAGGCACTTGGTGTTTTATCTTATTTACAAAAGATTGGATTTACACCAACACAAGCAGCAGATAGTTTCTCTATTGCAATTGGTGGAGCAGCTTTCTATAGAAATAGAGTAAAAACATATCAATCAGAGTATACTGGTTTGGATGCTGATGGAAACTTAAAAAGAAAATATACAGATAAAGAAGCTGAAGATAAAGCTTGGGTAGATTTTTCTAACATAACGGACCAATCAATGCAATCAGCCGATCCTTTATATGTTTCTAAGCAGCAAACGACCTCATTAGGACGCCTTGTTTTGGCTTTTGGTAATACTCCAATGCAATATAATAGATTGATTAAAAAAGCAGCCTTAGACATAGCTAATAAGCGCGGAAACTTTGGAACGAATATATCAAAAATAATTTATTATGGAGCTTTGCAAAACTTTATATTCTCAGCATTACAAGCAGCATTATTCTTACCATTCGAAGATGAAAAAGATGAAGAAGAATTAGCAGCGATGTCTAAAGAAGATAGAAAAGCGTATGAGAAGTTGATCAAAAAGCAGAATGATAAAACAATAGGTATTGCAAATGGTATGGTTGATACCGTATTAAGAGGCTCTGGTATTACTGGAGCGCTTATATCGACAATAAAAAATACCATAATAGAATATAATAAGCAAGAGGAAAGAGAAATGTTTGCTGATCATGCGCAAACTTTGTTAGCTGCCTCTGGTATATCTCCATCAATAAGTTCAAAAGCTAGAAAAGTGTATAGTATTATTCGAATGAATAAATTCGAGAAGGACGTAATAGCTGAAAGAGGATGGGAAGTTACAAGAGATGGAAGATTAAACCTTAGCCCTAATTACAAAATTGCCGGTAATGCTGTTGTTGCTACAACTAATATACCATTAGATAGGTTGGTTGAAAAAATTGACAACGTTGCTGAAGCGCTAGATTCTAGAAACAATAAAATTCAGAGAATAGCTCTATCTTTAGGATGGAAGCCGTGGGAATTAAATGTTAAGAATGAAGAAAGCGAGCAAATAAAAGCAAAAGCAAAAGAAGTAAGAAAGAAAGAAGGCGTTGAAAAATCTATACAAACCAGAGCTGATAAGAAAGAAGCTGAAGAAGCTGCTTATAAAGCAATGTCTCCACAAGAGAAAATGGTTTATCGTAGACAAAAAAGTGAAAAGCAATTGCAAAAAAGAAAAGAAAAAGCACAACGCAAATTGCAAGAAATACGCAAGAAAAGAAAAATGGGAGAATAAAGGGAACAAATAAAAAATAGGCACCATACCTAATAAGTTCCAATAATAAGAATAGGGGACCACAATTAAGTGAATCCCCTTTCTTTATTTATTCAACGAATATTATTATCCGTCGCATGAAACGCAATCAACCATTGCTTTAGCAGCAATATCTCCACGTAGCACCGATTCAGTTCGCATATAATATAAGGTTTTAATACCTTTTTTCCATGCTTCAAAATGTACTTGGTTAATCCATTTTGGTGTTGCTTCGCTTGGAAACGCTAAATTTAAACTAACTGACTGATCAATATACTGTTGTCGTATTCCAGCCTGATTTACTAATTCCAATTGGTTTATTTCCTTAAAGGTTTTGAATACGTCTTTGACAGGTATATCATTATATGCGCCAAAAAACTTATCGTCAAGTTCTTTTATGTCCTGTACAGAACCACCATCTTCGAGTATTTTATTCCAGATTGCATCGGTATTTAACCCAAAGCCTTCTAATACCTTTTCTAATGTTGGATTTCTACGGATAAACGTACCCTTGGCAGTTTGTTCGGTAAAAACATTGGCAGCCCAAGGTTCAATACCTGAGCTAACATTACCACTAAGTTTACTATTACTGACAGTAGGAGCCACTGCACGTAGATGAGTATTACGCATTCCAGTACCAACACACCATAAAGGTTCTCCATAAATCTCTGCAAGATCTTTGCTGGCTCTTTCACTCTCGATTTTAATTTGTGAAAAAATCTTCCTAGTCTCAAACTGAGATAATAAACCTTCGAAAGGAAGTCCTTTTTCTTGGAGGTAAGTGTGCCATCCGAGAACTCCCAAGCCAAGAGCTCTCCCTTTTTGCGCAGACCGAACCGAATTCTCAAATCCGCGTAACCCTTTGGCTCGTTGGATAAATTCTTCCATAACTCCATCAAGAAAGAACGTGGCGTCATATATAAGGTTAGTATCTTTCCATTCTTCATATTTAGCTAAATTTAGTGATGATAAACAGCAAACAAAACTGTGTGTTTCGTCCGTATGTAATGTTATTTCCGAGCAGATATTAGTCATGTGAACTTTTAATCCATGTGTTCTATATGCTTGCGGATTTGCTTTATTTGTATTTCCTTTGAATAAAACATACGGTTCTCCAGTTGCTTTTCTTTTTTGCAAAAGCTTACTCCATCTTCTTCTAGCCTCCTGATCTCCAGACTCTAACTTACGCATAAACTTATCGCCAACAACTACACATTGATGTAAGTTTAACGCTTGTCTATTCATGTCCCCTTTAGGTTCTCTTATTTCAAGCCATTGATCAAAATCCTTATGTTCTATATTTATATTAACAGAAGCAGCGCCTCTTCTTACTGAACCTTGATTCGTTGCTAATATAGTCGAATCATAAATTTTACAGAATGGAACAACACCATCTGAAGTACCGTTGCCGGTTATCTTTGAGCCAGCTGCTCTGATCTGATTTACGCCAATACCAACTCCTCCCCCGTGTTTAGCTAACAACATCATCTCCAAGTTTTTTTGGCCAATGTCCTGAATCGAATCAGCCACATCAATACCAAAACAACTAATTGGTAAACCTCTATCTGTTCCTGTGTTTGATAATACAGGTGACGCTAAACATAACCATCCTTTCCATATATAATCAAAGAATTTTTCAGCCATTTCAGGCTTGTATAATCTTCTAGCAACAGTAGTAGCTACTCTATTATAAGCGTCCCTTGGGGTTTCGCCGGGCAATAAATATCCCCCGGCAATTGTCTTTTTGTAAACATCAGTGTTACCCCAATCAGGAAAATCTACACCTGGTTTCCATTCTTCCTTCCACATATATTAGTTAAGTTCTAGTTTTGGTTCAACATTTTCTTCTGTAGTTTCATCTTCAGCAGGTTTTGTTCTTACTTGCTCTGCTAATTTGTTTACTGCGGTTTCGTAATCCGGCATTAACCGTAGGGTTTCAAATGTTCCTGATGCTAATGTTTTTAAGTTTTGATTTTCATTTAATAGGTATTGAACTACATTAGTTAAAGCTTCTACCTTTTTTTGCATGTCTATTAACGTGCTTTCTTTCATATTTGTTTGTTTTAAATTATTTATTTTTATATAAGCAACCAGAATAACCCTCTAAATGCAATAGGGCCTCCGCGATTATTGCATGCTCTGGTCGAATATGTTCACTATGTATAAACCATCCCGCTACATTTTTACCGGTGCTTGCATGATTGGCTATTCTTCTACTTATATTGTTACTAAGCCCGGCGTAATTTTCATTTGGCAATATATACACTATCCACCCTGTCTCTGCTTTTTTCTTCGCGTCATGCTCTCTTCTAGCCAAATTCCTACATTCTCTGCAATATCTTTGCCTACCGTCTTTTCTTTTTCTATCTATATTAAACGATTGCAAAGTTTTATTTTCAAGACATTTGCTGCATTTTTTAAAACAAGTTACTCCAGTCTTCATTTTCTCCAGCTTTTGAATAATCCGTAGGTCTTATTGAAAAAAAATCTGTATGCGTCACCCCTCCCGAAAGATGATAAAACCAATCTAAGTTCTTAGCAATATCTTCGTCATAATGAAAATAATTTGCTATTTCAGTATACCCAAGTTCAGCCAATTTCTCATTTGCTCTTTTACGCAAAAAGTGTTTTAGATCATTTGAGGATATGCCTTCAATGTCACCCATCTCAAACATCTTATCTATATAATCGTGCTCTAATTTTACCATTAAACTAGCTGCTACTATTACATCTTCTTTCACTTGTTCTTTTAACCAAGGTATTTCGTCACACATTTGTCTAAATAACCTGCAACCCATTTTACTATGAAGAGATTCATCTCTTACACTCCATTTCATTTGTTGCCCGATGCCCTTTAGCATGTTTCTAAGCTGGAATGAATATAATACAGCAAAAGCAGAATAAAGACTAACTCCTTCAGCAAATGCTGAAAATATAGCTAAAGATCTTGCAATGCTTTCCACAGTGTCATCCTTAGGTAACATTAGATTCTCGAAACGAGCAGCGGTAGCTGGTTCATGCAAAAAAGCTTTAAAGTCATCCAACCCTAATGTTTCATTTAGGTAGCTATAAGCGGCTGCATGAATTGTTTCCTGTGATCCAAAAGCCATTGCCATATGTTTTATCTCATGCTTCGGAAACCATTTTGTTACATATCCCGTCCAATAATCAGACACTGCACATTCCGTTTGGGCAAAACCTAGCAATATATTACCTACTAAGTTTTTTTCCGCAGCATTCAATTTTTCGTTCCAATCTTTAACATCACCAGACATTGGTATTTCTGTATGTAACCAAAAAGCCTGCATTTGTGGCAACCATCCCTCTAAATAATATTCAGGGTATTCAAAGGGCTTATATTCAATCCTTTCATTAAATAATCCCATATTATTTGCTTAATTCTAAGGTTAATTCAATAAAAGGTATATATAATATGTGTAAGTTTGCATCAGAATATTGGTATACTCTGTACCCAATAAGAACACCTGGATAAAGACCTAAACTAATTTCCCAAAATCTGTCATTGTTATTTTTAAAGTAATTCATAATAATTGTTTAATTGTTTTTACTAAATGTTTCTATTGTTTCTAATAAGTCTTTATATCTTATAATGCCTTTTGTTTCAAATGACCATTTTACCCATTTTGCTATTTGTCTTTCGGCATATCTTTTCCTGGCTATCGCTTTCGCTTGTCCAGTATCATTTGAACTGTTATATCGCATTCTAGATTTTTTTGAGGTTTATATAACGTTCGGGTATCTTTTGTATCCTTTAGGAATTTTTTAAATAATTTCCATCTTAATGGAAAAGATTCATTAGCTCTACCTTTTGTTTCTATAATAAAATCTTCTCCTTCAAAATCCGGAGTGTACTTTAAATTTAAAACTTTTTTATTCCCTCTATTGATAAAATCACCCTTACTGTTTGACTGTCTTTCTATACTATCATTTTCAAAATGAAAAGCCGGTATTAATTCATATGTTTTATGTTCATAATTAAAATCTATCTTAGCTTTTTTAAGAGCCATATACATATACTTCTCTAAGCCGGAAGCAAAGGTGATGCCATCATACACCACCTTTTTTGCTACAACCGGTCCTTTTTTCCTAGATCTCAATTCCGTTCGATTTTAAGAATTTTTTTCCAATCATATAATTGCTGTAATAATTTTGCGGCAATGTTTCATACCATAAAATCTTTTCTTCTGTGTAGTCCTCGTCAATTGTCCAATTACGCCCATGACCATTCTTCCGCTTCTTTTGCATCAAGGTATCTTTCGATTGTTTTTTTTTATCTTGTTCGAATACAAAAGAATCTATAACATCTATATCGTTTAAAGACTTTAATAATTCTTTTTCCTCACGTAAGGTTGCTATTTCTTCTTTTAAACGTTGTAGATATAAAGTAGCGTCCATTAGCTCCTCTTGTAAGTGATTTAACCAAGTATGTACATCTGAGTCATCCTCTCTCAATGTTTTTCCATATTTAGCAAATCCAACATCAGATCGATCTACAAATTTATTTACAACACATTGGACAACTGGGTCTCTAAATTTAATTGTTTGTTCTGTCATATTTATTTCTTTTTTTCTTTTTTCAAATGCTTTAACTAAGTCGTACTCATCCCAAATATAAGGAACCTCTATTGGGGTCCAACAACTTAATATTTTTTCCATTTATAAAGTGTTGGTTACGTCGTATTTTGATCTTGTAATTAAAACGGGATTTTCTTTAACAAATGTTCCGTTAATCATCCTGCCTTTTCTTGACTTAATTACATTGTATGCGGAATCTATACAATCTTCAACGGTAAAACCTTCTAAATGAGCTAAATTAGTCAATACAACAATCATATCACCAATCGCGTCTTTTACTTCTGGTTTATCCTTTTTAAGAATAGCTTGAGCTAATTCGCCTGCTTCTTCCATTAATTTAACATATTGTGTTTTTGAATCACCGGAATCATATATGCCTTTATCTGTCGCCCAATTTCTTATATTGGTGAAAACGCTTGTTGCTTCAGGCGGATGTTGGCTCCTAAGTATATTTCTAAGGAAAGTTTCCATATCCTGACTAATAGTGGGCACTAATGCTTCATCAATATGTTTCATTGGATTAACATCATTGGCTTTACTATTGTTATAGAACTCATGTAAGGCTTTATTATATACATAACATCTATTTGTATTGTACATAGAAGTTTGTGCGTTAGAAGCTATAAAATTAGCTAATTTTTGATCTAATTTATAAGATCCAAATCCATTTGTAATGTTCATTCCTATATTGTCAGCAAGCTGTCCTTTTAGCTTGTTTAATGGGCAAGGAAATGTGATTGTTTGTTCTGTTACGTTTAATTTCATTTTATTTGATTTAATTACTTGTTTATAACTTTGACGATCTTGCTTATAGCCGTAGATAAGTTGAAGCTCTAATTCCCGTGATGAAATATAATTAATATCATCACTAGAATCTAGAACTTCGTATTCTCCAATCTGGTAGCCTTGTGCCACTGTAACTCTTTTGTTAAGATTACGTGTAACGCCAATCTTTTTACCGGGTATATGATAAATATAATACATCTTTTTTCTATTTAAACAGCTACTGTCGCACGTAAAACGGGTCCGTGTTCATAGTCTGATATTGTTAATACTTTTTTATTATATTCATATTTTGGCAAATTGAATATTGGCAACTGCAAATAATTTTTTACAGCTTCTTCTTGATTGCTATACACGTGAGCATCTATTATCTGCAGATCTAATATATTTGGTTTTAGTCCGGTTTCTTCAGCAACATAAAATAATAATGTTGTGAATAGAGCTACATCATATGGAATACCAAGAAACAAATCTCCTGATCTTTGTAATGCAAATAAATTTAATTTACCGTTTTCAACAAAAAATTGAAAGTATAAATAACAAGGCGGTAATTTCATTTGATGGATTTGTAACGGGTTCCATAAAGATATTACATGGCGTCTACTGTCTGGATCCTTCTTAAGCTTAGTTATAACCTCTTTTAATTGATCCAAACCATTTCCGTTGTAGTTTCTAAGTTGATGCCCATAAACTGGTCCTAGATCTCCATTTTCATCTGCCCAAGCATCCCATATTTTTATACCAGCTTCTTGGAATCTTTTAATATTAGTTTCTCCATTAACAAACCATTCAAATTCTGTTTTAAAAGTTTTTTCAAACATCTTCCTACCTGTTATCATAGGAAATGTTTTAGAAACATTTATTCTTAAATTTTTAGAAAATATAGATTTGCATCCAACTCCGGTCCTGTCCTTTCTGGTTACGCCTTTAGCTAATGCTTCCTTTAATATTTTTCTATAATCAACCTCGTATTGATTTTTTATTGTTTTTGTGTTTGCCATATTAAAATAAAGATTGTTGTTTTGGTTCTTTTATAATTTGTTCTTCTTGCTCTACTTTCTTTATATCTTTTACAACCTCATTGATTTGGTTATGTTTATTGTAATAATATAAATAAAACTTATATAGTTGTTTCCATATATCTATTTTACCGTAAGCCAATGGACTTCTATTAACTGATCCATTTATTATTATATCTAAATACCATTCTTTTGTATTTTTAGGCGCTGGTGATATACTTATATTATTTCTTATTCCCCATTCAAAAGCAGATTGTTCTTTTTCAGATGGTATGTAATTTCCCATATCTATCTGATTCTTTTTGAATCCACTACCCATTATAACTCCCAGGGCATTTTATCGTTGGATATATTGACAGGCTCGTGAGGTAAGAAACATCCAGACTTTGGTTCCCATTTAAAGTGGCATTCTGCTCCATTCTCTCCAAGATTTTGAAACTTAACCTTAAGTACTTTTACTTTAACAGTTTTGTCTTCATAGTTTCTATGAACTAATAATCCGTGATATGACGCATCGTACCATTCTCCACCGCCCTTGATATTATACATGGTTGGTTCCTCAATCTTACCGTCTTTGTCCTTATACATCTTAGTTGGATGAGCAACAATAAATACTAAAACATCAAACTTTTTCGCAAATATTTCTATCTTAGAAAGATATTCCATTGTATACTTATTGACATCTTCTGTATTACAATCGGTATCACGTACTTTATTGAATGGATCTATAACTAAACATTTAATACCTTTACGTTTTACAAGCTCACCCGCTTTTCTAAGCACTGACTCTAATGTATATCTTTCCATGTCAATGTGGAAAAAGTTTTGATTACAATGATCCGCAATCTGGTTCCATTTGTCAGTACCAATATCTTCTTTTGTTGGCATACCTTCCCAAACTTTTCGCATTAATTTATGAGCATGCAGATATGTAGGCACATTTTCAGGTGAAGCAAAAGCTGTTTTCCACCCATACTTATTATTATAACCCACAACCATTTGATCAACAAAATCAGATTTACCGGAACTTGGTACTCCGGTAACAGTAATAAATTGTCCAGTATATGTTGAGAATATATCATCAAAGTTAGGTAGACCTACTTGAAAACCTGGTTTAAATCCATTATGAACAAAATCAGTAATCTCGTTTTCAATATCCTTGAATGTTGTTACATTCTCCATTGGCACAGGCTTAGCACTGCTAATACACTGTGATAACTTTTCTGGACCGTATTTTAATAAATATTCATTAGCATCTTTACAATCATCGAAATTTGCAATGTAAACAAGTTCAGATCCTAACCTTCTAATTAATTCAGCTTGTAATGCTTGGCCAGGTTCGTCAGCATCTACAGCAATAATAATCTTTTCTTTATCATCAAAATAGTCAATACAATTATCTAGATAATCTAAATTATTATGATGAAGAGTAGCTCCGTTTGGAACAGACACCGCATTAGTTATACCAGCTTCATGTAATGCTAGCACATCCATCTCACCTTCCACAATAATACAATAATCCCAACCAACTATGCTATTGATGTTATAAAATACTTTTTCAGCCCCTTTATATAATTTAAAATTTTTACGGCCATCTCTGTATTTTATGTTCACAAGATCATTACCTATTAAGTAATTAAACTGAATTGTATTCTCTAGTTTACCAGTTTGAGGCATAAATTCTTGACCCTCTGTTACTTGTAATTCGTACAAAGTGTTACGTGAAATACCTCTTATATTAAACCATTCTACAACTTGTTCGCTTAATTGCACTTCCTCAACATGCTCTTTTACTGGTGGCTTCTCATAAACTTTTTCGCTTTTACCTTTTCGTTTATAAGTATGTAATTGGAATGTCTTGCTACAATTATGGCAAGTACCTATTCCTCTTTCCCAGTCATATGACGCGCATTTAGCTTTTTTATGTTCACCTTTTCTATCTTGGGAACATAATGGACATATACCTTGTGCTTTTTCCTCTAATCTATATTGATTAAAGTTATCTATTTGGAATCCATTTATTTCTGTTCTGTTTACTTGCATATAAGATGATTTGATTGTTAATGAGTATAGATAGAAAAACCCCAATTGATGGGGCTTAACTAACTATTTAAGGCTATAACCTTAAAAGAAAATAAAAATTTAAGGTTATAAGCTTAAAATTTATTATTTATTTAAACTTATTAGTTTAAAAAGGTAAGTCGTCCGGCTGAGGTACAAACTGTTGCGCTTGTCTTTGCGGAGCAGCTTGTCCGTTTTGCGGTGCGGTAGCTACATTATTACCATCTGTCCAAACTACTTTTACGTTACCAAGATAAACTTTTGTTGCTTTCGCGTCTCTCTCGTCTTTTGATTGTTCTACAATAATTGGTCCTTGATTACCAAAATTATCTGGGTCATTATTTAAAGTAATTACGATTGGTAAGTACTTTCCTTTTTTGCCGTCAATAATTTTGTCTTTAGGAATCTCGTTTAAATTGATACTTGCTTTTATAATACTTGCCATATATAATTATTTTGTTGTTACTGAATCTGGTTTTGATGGGTTAATACTTGATGAATCTACTGATACGGAATCTACTTTTGTTGTATCAACTGGTTGTAATGTATCGCTTGTTGATACTTCTTCTGTTTTCTTGCTTGTGCAAGACATTAATACTAAAACTAGTAATAATCCTAAAAATTGTTTTTTCATTATTTAAAGTGTTTCTGTTATACAATAATCTTTGAAGTCAAAGTCTTCTGTTTTGAAAAATAATCTGTATGCTTCTACAGCTTTTTCTACTTTGTTTTTACCGCTTTCTAAAAATTGAGGAGAGCAATCATATATACCTATCTTCCTTGTTCTTTTATCTACAGCAATAAAAACCATATCCATATTAAAATACGTGGAATATATATATGCCTGGCTATCATAATTATATTCTTTTGCTGAGTATCTAAATTTATCAATATCAGACGTTGTTTTTAAATCTACAACTAACGATTGAGTATTGTTTTTAATATCAGCTTTTAATTTCCACCATTCATCAGACAAATTAATTAATCCAGGAACCTCATACTCAACATCTATATCTTGAATCAAATCTCTTGCCACTTTATTATTCATTACAGAATCTCTAAGCAAGGCAATGTTATCAGCTTCGTGTTGTAACAAACACATTTCTCCACCGGATAATTCTTTATATATTCCTGTATTTCTTGTGGAGGCATCGATAATTTTTATATGCTCAAGTTTATCAGGTTCAAGTATTAACGTATGGAAATACTTACCTATAATAAGATTTGGATTATCCTTGATAGGTTGATTAAATGATAGTGGGTCTTTAAGTAAAGCTCGTATGTTCGAATTTGATAGGAATTGCTTACCCATTTTTCCATAATAATTTTCATCATCTTTCAATAACTCCAATACTTTTTTAATTTCTTTTTTATTCATATGATTATATTGTGTTAAAATTCCCTACAAAAAATCCATTGTAATCCATAGCATGAAATTTTGTTTCAAATAAATGAGCATCAACTTGCCTTTTAAATTTAGCTAATATCTCGTAATTATCTACTATTTTGCCAGAATAATCATGATATTTAATTCTTCTATGAACATTATTAGTCATGCCTATATAATGTTCCTCGGGAAGATAATAAACATAAAAATAACCATCCAGCTTACTTAAATACTTTTTCTTTTGTCTAGTTTTTTCTTTTACAGGATTGTATACTTTTTTATTATATTCACGCATATAGGCATTCCATTTTTTTCTTTGCTCTTCTGTTTTCATAATTATAAATATATTTATACTTTTATTTACTTATATAATTACGCTTTTATAAAAAATATTACGGGAAATAATTATTTTCCATAGTAATCTTCATCATTTCTTAATTTTTCAAGAACTTTTAATTTTTGTTTATCTGTCATAAAGTTGCTAATGTATCAGCAGGAACATCGTACTTTGCTTTTATAGCATCAATTGAGCCGCCATTTTTAATAAATTCTTTTGCTTTTTCTAAAGCTTGCCCTTCTAATTTAGGCTTTGCAGTTGCTGGTGCGCTCTTGCCATGATTGTTAGTAGCGTCTGCATCTTGAGTATCATCAATCAAAAATAAATTACCAAGAGCATACTTTTTACCATAACTTGATGCTGATCCAAACTTCTGTGGCATCTGCATACCTTTTTGATCAAGATCGATACCAACAATTGCTTGAGCTTGTATAGACTTTGTCAGGTCACTAATTGTAGCAGTAGATTCTAATATTGGAAAACCATTACTATTATCTATGAATCTTTCCGTGACTGTTACTGATACTCCAAGTCGCAACAAAAATGGTTTGATTGCTTCAAGAATGTCCTCAGCTGATCTAAAGTTGTACTTACCAAAGGAATTGTATCGCGATTTATTAGACTTAAATTCAGTCTGTATTATTGCTAGCTTTCCAATTAATGGTAATTCAGTTTCATTTGTTTTTGTTGCCATATATTAATTATTATTTTTGTGTTTTAATTTAGCTACTTTTTTTTCATGACTAGAAAAGTGCGATTGCGCTTTTGCTAATAAGTTTTCAGTAGGATCATTAATAAAATAATTCCTGACAATCTTAGTTCCATTTGGCCGTGTGCCAATTACCGAAGTGATCATTCTTTCCATATATTTAATTTAATTGGTTTATTTTTATAAGAGTAAATTTTAATATTAATTACCTTCGTTTTATTTTCAAGAGTAAAAACACCGATAAATTACTCATAATCTATATTAATATAATTACGTATTTTAGACATTATTTAGACATTATTTAGACATTTATTTTATTTAACTTATAGGAAATCAAGGACTTGTGAG